CATCATCGTCATCATCATCTTCGTCCAACCCTAATGCGATATCATCTTCTAATCGTGGCTCATATGGCATTATATTTATCCTCCAGTATCGAATCTAGTACGTATTCAAACTCAGGCCTGTTAGCCATCTCGGGCTTATCTGTATCCCAAATGATGTCATATCCATAGTTCTCATCCCAACTTAATCGTCCAGCAAAGAACTCTTTACGATTGCCGTTGCTAAGTTCAAAGTCCTTTACCCAACCCGTTTCCCGTCGTCTATGTTGGTTGATATTAAATAATTCATTCATCTCACTAACTGTAACCTCTGCATCTTCTTGCATTATGCCACCTCTCTTAGTAGTAATCGGACTTGCGATATCTTCTTATCTTGGAGTACTTTATTATAAAGTGCGCTACTTGTCAACACCTGCAAGTAATCTATTAGGACTTCTCGCAACTGTTCCTTCTGTTGTATTGTCATGATACTCCTATCCTGCATTGTGTACGGGGTGGAAAGTGCGGTACACTTCCACATTACCTAATTGCTTACCCCATTCAAGAGCCAATTCTCGGCTGGCAAATGGTCCGTAGTGCACGATTCCGTCAATTGTTTGTGTTGACGTAATCCACCCACTTACCCACATGCCTCTGAACGGGTCAATCTTCTGACTAGAAACTAAAGAGTCCATTGTAAGTCATCCCTTTCTTGTTACTTGCATACTTGTCGGTCTCAGGCGTCCAGCATAGGCAGGTATCTTGATAGATACCATTGCAGTCAAAGCATTGACCGCATACTTCACAGAAGTAAGGATTTGCATCCTCAAACTGCTCAGTTAGGCACGTCGGGCAAGTAGCATCCTCATCCGAGTATGTATACTTCTTAGTATCTTCCGCGTACTTCTCCTCAAAGGGCAACGCAACGTAGTGTGACCATGCCGATGCCTTGTAGGTAGTATTACTCCACCACATGCCCTCATTATCCCAATGACCTGCTGACTCATTGATAATGTAACACGCTTCCTTAGCCTCAGGGTCAAGGGTGAAGATAACTATCTTGCTACCTGATGACCACTTACTAAGTATCTTCCATACGTTGTTATCATCTAGTGCCTTGACGCCACCCATAGCAGGTAGCACATCTTCGGCGAAGACTCGCGTATCACTACGTTTATCAGTTGTGTGAATCTCAACATCTAAGATTCCATTATGTGCAAGGTAAGTCTGCTCACTCACCTTGAACGGGTGACAGTTATCCTCATTCTTGACACCATGCGTGGCGAACCTAGCATGGAACATCGCATAACTACTCGGGTATTGCTTACGTACTTCCAAGAACTCCTTGATTATTTTCTTGGCTGACATACCACGACCCGTAATGATACCAGTCGGGGTGATTACTGCATAGCCAAAGCCATGCGGATTATTACATGATGCGCACTCTAAGTCCTTCTTGCGAGGGGTAGAGTTGGGCGATGCTACTACTAATAAACACATTTTATCTCCATTCTTACTTTATTATAAAGTGAACGCTGGTTGCCATACTTTGGCAAGGCGTGATACTAATTCGGGGTAGAGAATCTCATTCTCCTTGATATAGGCGATGAAGTTGCTAGGGCTAAGCGCCCCATCTCTTACTTGGGATACACTCATAACTCGGGTGTATTCAACACTAGCATGGGCTAGGTCTAGGTGTGCCTTAATCAGCGCAGTATTGGTGCTACCTCTAAAGATTCGTATCTCTAGGGTGTGATGGTTCTTGGTATTGACCGCAGAGTAACGCTCACTACGACCTGACCTATTTATCTTATCTGTAAAGGAACGTTTCATCTTGCCCTCTACCCAATCACCATCCACGTACTGACTATCAGTCTTCTCAATATCGTGGAAGGATGCCCATCTATCAGATGAGCGACCAGCAAGTGCCTCATATAAATCCTGATTAGAGTAAATAAGATTAAGGAATCGGTGCATGTGCGCACCTGCCCCGTATCTCTTATCATCACCAAATCCTGCACGTGAGACGTGTATATGGATTCCACACGTTCCCGTACTCCATGACTTGACGGGGAACTCATTGCTAGTTCGCAACACTTCCATAGTATCGAAGAACTCCTGCATATTATTCTTCCAATACGCATGCGATATTGGGTGAGATACCACCTCAAAACCACAGTTGAGTGAGCCATCTCCTTTGAGATAGGCGATATTTAGGTCTTCTAATCGGTGTGCATAGTTAGATGCACCCTCTAGATTACGACCAGCCTCTACTTCTATCTCTATTCCAAGGAATAGACGCTCACCAGTGCCACCACCATGAAAGATAGGGTCGGGCTTGTAATTATAGTCGTGGACTATGCGCTCATCAGGCTCATCATTATGCCCCTCATCACATCCATCGGCGTAATACCCATCGCACTCATCGCAATAGTGGGCATTATCTAGGCAATCAGAACACCAATGCTCACGTCTATCTGATAAACGCGCTGTGCTGTCTGTTGTCCATCCCTCATGTCCATCGCACCAATTCCCATGAGAATCTGCGCAACTTTGACACCATATAGAATCGCCATCAACGACCTGCATATCATCATTCTCGCTGTGTATATCATCGCAACGCTCACACGTGCGATAACAGTCAGTACAGACTTTCTCATCGTAAACTGTCGTCAATATATCTTCAACGCTAGTGTCAGTTGAACACACCGCACACTCAACTGTTGATTCTTCATTAACTTCGGTCATAGTACCCATCCTTTCTGTTTAACTCCACTTTATTATAAAGTGCGAGGTATTGCCTTACATGTCTTACTTTACACCACTAGGGCGTGGCTGTCAAGTTCGGCGTTACGTATTGTAGATAACGCATCATTGCAACACTCAGAGAGTGCGGGGTATCCCGCCTCTTTAAGTCTGCCCTGCTCGCTACGCAACGCTTGCTTCACAATACCCACTTGGGCATCAGAGAGCGTTACAGTAATCATATCTTAAAACTCATCATGATATCATAGACACCATCATCTAGTGCATCTACAATATCATGCCATTCTTTGAGTGCGATACTGCGCTCTAAAATTTCTTGCGCTAGTTCATGGGTCATCATGGACGACCACGAAAGATTTGTGTCGGCGCGAGCATGCTCGCTGATAAGTTCATCAACGCTACGCATCTCAATCATCGGCTGACACGCTTACGGATAATCTTAGTAATACGCATCACTACTACAATGCCTACCACTAGGATAATGGTGCGCCATGCGATATACACATCACCAAAGTAAGTAGTAAGGTCTATGCCCCACTCACTCACATCTAGGTTTATTAGGTTCATCTCATCTCCTTGTTAAAGTGTCACTTTATTATAAAGTGAACGCGCTCACCGCGAGAATTGCACTCGCGTAACTGCCTATCGTGAGCCACCAGCCTAACACCTGCCCAAATCAGGGTAGGCTATCCGCTAAGGTCTAAAGTCTAGCACACAGGGGAGCCTATGTCAAGGGCGCAACATCTAATGGTGTTGGTGCAGTAAGCAACGCGCCACACTCAGCGCAATTCGCATCATCTATTAGATACCCAATAATCTTATAAGTTTCTGTGTCAAAGTTTGCAGTAATGCGCAGTAAATCACTACCACATGGACAGATAGGTGTCGGGATACCACGAAAGTCACTCATGGCTTAACCCATTCAGAATTAAGTCCACAACACGCGCAATCCTCTACACCACAATAGGTATCCCCGTCATGGTCAATATCTATACAGGGTTGACAGTTTTTAGTTGCCATCAGCGTCATACCAATCCTGTAATTTCCATCCATCGCAATAATTATCCTCAGTGCGTGGATGCCAACCTGCTAAATCCCAATCACCAAAGAATGTCCTCATGAGTTCATGAGCGCATTTATGGCACAGGCGGAACGTTAGTTCCTCATCGCTAAAGGTTGCTGAATCTACATACTCAGCATATCCCCCCGATATTTCCATCGTGAGCATATTCTCGAAAGTGCCAAAGTTTTTGTCACCATAGACTATTAGGTGACACTTATCGCATCGCTGAGTCATATTGGGATTGGTTTCCCTCATCTCAGCCTGTGTTGGTGGACGGCTCATGCGCTTCTCCACTCAGTTTCAATCTCGCGCTTCCATTGACGATTTTCAGCCTGTCGGCTATTGAATCGCCTATCCTCAGGGTCTACATGCTCCACCCACAACTTGAACGCGAGCCACTCGGGAAAGTTGGTGTCGAATTTTCGCGCTGTGTTTTCGCTGTGGCTCATCACATGCCCTCAATGTTCGAGATGAGGCGCATAACTTCAACGTTGCGAGCCTTGATATCTGCGAGGCGCTGAGCCTCTTCTTCGATATTCTTCTTTACTTCAGCAGATTGAATTAGTCTGATTAAAGTTTGGGTACCTGTATCCATTTCACTAGCCTTTCACTTTATTATAAAGTAGGGGCGATTTGCCCCATACCCTGCCCTACATCACCAAGTATACACCATCAGGGGGTCATTGTCAATAGAGTCATGTATGTCCACTTTATTATAAAGCGCACACCATACACACCACACACGCCACACGCGCCAAAAATTTGTGTTGGACGGGGTGCGCTACACGATACGCCACACGCGACACGCCACACAGTTTGTGTTGGTTTGTGTCGGGCGTAAAAAAATAACCCCCAACCCTTTCGGGTTGAGGGTTATCTCTTAGGGGTTAGGCGAGTAGCGCCTTAGTGTTTTTTGCAACTGTGATTAGGCGAGAGATTACGCTTTCGAGTTTTTTGAGTTCGCTAGTGGTAAGACTGGTTAGGTCATTCTGTGAGAGATAGACGTCAACGCCATCTACCATTGACTCAAACTTGATTCCATCAGCGAGAGAGGCCACAGAGTCTAAAATCTCCTCACTTGCGTTATCCGCTTGGGATTCAGCCTTACTCTTAGTTCCCTTATCCAACTCAGCGAAAGTAGCAAACTGCTTTACATGAGCCTTAACGCCACTTGCACCAACCTCAGACATAACGCGCACTGCAACGCTTAAAACCTTAGAAGGCTTGAAAGCATCGATGTCGGCCGATAGATAAGCGCTGATGATGAGTGACGCGGTTGGGATTGAGGAGACATGAGACGCGGTGACGCTTGGGCGATTGTGACCCTTCGCGGTTGCTTTCATGGTGGATTCCATGAGCGCTTGAGTGCATCCATTCTTTAATTCTTGGGCAAGGTCTGAGATGAGATTCAACCCTGCTGAGTTGAGGTCTTCACTTGATGCGATGTAAGCAGAATAGAGATTCTCTACTGTGGTGCTGATAGGTGCTAATTCCACTAGCGGGCTAGTGTTTTTTGATGATGTCATTATGTGCCTTTCGTTTGGGTCTTGCTTATGGCTAGCGCCATGCCTCAACCTTAGTGCCTATCGGGTCAATATGTCTAGTTCATTCCCCTAGATTCTCACTTTATTATAAAGTGGAGACATATCGGGCAATAGGTACAAGTAGGGCAATACGGACATTCCCTGCATCTAGGATGTTACTAGCCAGTAACTTAACCTATCGAACAAGTGTTCGATTCGTTTGTGTTGGCGACACGCCCGACCTCGTTGTTGGTCATCCACAGGTTAAGAGTTAGGGCTGTGGATAACTATATTATTTTCCCCGACTTATCCACAGGGCTTATCCACAGGCTTGGGAGATAGTCGAATCATTACTATTGGGTAATATCCGATAACTATTATTATGTAAACCTAGCCAAGTGCGACCGTAGGGTTGTTAATTCGCGACCCCGTACCCACTTATAGTATCCCATAATTATTTTCTGTTATATATTATAGTGGGGGCTATATATATCATACTACAATAGTGTGACCTACGTCACATTATATCTCTATATTACTGCTATATTAGGCAATTGTATTATATCTCTAAAAATATATTATCTAAAAACTCGGTTTTTACCCGTTTGAACGGGTTATCTATAGTATAAGATAAAAAATTATATATACGGAGATTTCTCCCTTTTATTCCGAAATCTCCTATATAGCATATAAATTTTTAATAATATTGGGACAGTACTGTCCGTATACTATTACCGTTAAATCGGTGTTATTGGATGGGACAACTATGGGAAGAAAGCCTGGAGTACAGTCTGTACCCAAGGATGAGGCTCAAGCCAAAGTACTAGCCCTATTAGAGCAAGGTGCAACCATCACAGCCGCTATGGCGGCAACTGGTCGTCAAGATACTGCCTTTCGGCAATGGTCCATGCAAGACCCTGATTTTAAAGATAAGGCCGATAAGGCCCGACTTGCTGGCAAAGGTATCAAGGCTGAACTATCAGGACTTAAAACCCTACCCTTCCCTGAGTTCTCCGAACAGTTCCTAGACTCTACCCTCTTTGAGCATCAACTCAACTGGATTGACCTAATGGAGGGTAGAGAGCCTAGTTGGAACCCCAGGGGTATGACCTATGAACCTGGCGACCCCAACCGTGTTCTCATTAACGTACCCCCTGAGCATGCCAAATCTACAACTATTACGATTAACTACGTCACTTGCAAGATTGTACAAAATCCCAACTGCCGTGTAATCATTGTCTCCAAGACCCAGGGCATGGCCCGTAAATTCCTTGGAGCAATTAAAACTCGTTTGTCTCACCCTGCTTATATGAGGTTACAGACGGCCTTTGGCCCAAATGGTGGCTACAAGGCAGATGCCACACAATGGTCTGCCGATATGATTTACCTTGGCACAGGACGCGACTCTGGCGAGAAAGACCCTACTGTGCAGGCCCTTGGCTTTGGTTCACAGATTTACGGCGCCCGTGCTGACTTAATTATCTTGGACGACGTGGTGATGGGCTCTAACGCCCATGAGTGGGAAAAACAGATTGAGTGGCTTCAGAAGGAAGTTATCACTCGTCTAGGTCGACACGGCAAACTTATTATTGTAGGAACCCGAGTCTCCTCTGTTGACATGTACAAAATGATTCGCGATGGCGCACAATGGACGGGCGGCAAGACCCCCTTTACCTACTGCGCTATGCCAGCAGTTCTTGAGTTTGATGAAGACCCTAAAAAATGGAAAACATTGTGGCCCGCAACGGACCAGCAAGAAAGCGATTTGGACGATGCACTTGAAAACGGATTATACCCCAAATGGGACGGACCCTCGCTCTTTAAGCGTCGCTCTGAGGTCGCTCCATCTGTATGGGCTATGGTCTACCAGCAAGAAGATGTACAAGAAGACTCTATCTTTTCGCCTACGTGCGTTGCTGGTTCGGTCAACGGAATGCGAAAGAGGGGCCCGCTAAAGGCGGGAGTACCTGGACATCCGAAAAGCACTGATAGCCTTTATACTGTTATTGGTCTTGACCCCGCTATGTCTGGGGCTACTGGTGCTGTGGTTGTTTCGTACAATCGCAGCGACGGACGAGTATACGTTTTAGATTGCATCAACATGACAGAACCTACCCCCGCTAAGATTCAAAATCTTATTGAAGATTGGGTAGAAAAATATAGACCTCAAGAGTTAAGAATTGAAATCAACGCTCATCAAAAAGCATACGCTTTGGATGATGTGTTAAGAAACTACTTAGCCTCTCACGGTTGTCAGTTAAACTCACACTACACTGGCAAAAACAAATGGGACGTATCTTTCGGTGTTGCCTCTATGGCAACCCTTTTTGGTAATACCCGCGATGGGCGCTTCCAAGATAATAACTTAATAGAACTACCAAGCAATGAAGGCTCTGAGGGCTTAAAGACCCTAGTGCAAGAACTCATTACCTGGAAGCCTGATACTAAGAATCCAACTGACTGTGTTATGGCTCTGTGGTTTGCAATTATTCGCGTCCGCGAACTAATGCAGCGTTCCTCCAATATGGGACAATTTGCCCAGAACCGTTGGGTAACTCAATCACAAATTAACCAACGTCAATCCATTAATTTGGATGAGGCATTCTCAGACCAATGGTCACAACAATACAGTTAAGGACAACAATGGTATTATCAATAGAGCAGGTAACGGCACGGGTTGATTCCCTGCGTTACCGCAATCACGAACGTGATGCGCGTAACCTTGACGTACTTGCCGTCCGTAAAGGAAAGATTGCTCAGGTATATCCTAACTTTTTCCCAGAGGGTGTAGATGCTAACGTAGTTGCAAACTTTATTGACGTAGTAGCACGTGACCTTTCTGAGGTTATGGCTCCCCTGCCAGCCATTAACTGCTCTGCAGCAAATCAAGTCAATGACCGTGCTCGTAGTTTTGCTGATAAGCGCACACGCATTGCATCTAATTATTTCCAACACTCTGACCTAGCAGTACAAATGTATTCTGGAGCAGACTGGTATTTAACATATGGTTTTGTCCCATTCGTAATTGAATTGGATGAAGAAAGCAAGTTGCCACGTATCCGCGTAGAAAATCCAATCGGGGCTTACCCAGAATTTGACCGCTACGGACGTTGTGTGGCTTTTGCCAAAAGATACTCTATGACCC